ATAATGGCTATCGAAATGAAACATGGAGCAAACCCTGCATCGGTACTCGGCGCAAAATTCGCAGGAGGACGAGGTGAACAACTTGGAAAAACAAAATTAAAAGGGTTAGATATCCTAGACCGGCAGACTCGGCAGAATAGCCGGCAGGATTTCCTTTCTAAGACTGAAGAAAATCGGAATGCTAATAAACTGGAACTGCTAGACCGAAAGCAATCTTTTAGTGCTAATGAGTCCGATCGCGACCGATTGTTTGACCGTGAAGATACTCTCTTTAATGCCGGCCTTGACCGTGACATGTTTGACTATGAGCTGACTGCAGAACAGAAACATGATGAAGAGAAACTACGAAACGAAATCTATAAAGTCCAGAACAATCCTGATTTTAGTCCTGATGAAAAAGTTAAAGCTGTTCGCATGCTGGAAGCTAAAGCGGCAAACATAGAACCTATTTTTAAGCGGCAAGATCCTTCCCGGCATCCGAAAGGGCAAGGCCCCGGAGATGTCTGGTTTGACGAAGGGAACAACCGACAATTTAGCATGGATTTAGAGGGGAATACCGAAGTCAAAGATACTGAAAAACGGGGCCTTAGCGATAAAGACAAGATCGACATTAGTCAGCAGTCCTTTGATTTGGCGACTGATTCGATCACAAACGTAGTGAATCCTGAGAAGGCTAATGAATATTATCAGCAAAGGCTTAAGATGATTGGCTACGGCCCGAAGCCAGATGGTGTCGGGCAAGTGCAGGAGATAGTTGACCGTGCGAAAGGACTCTCAGATGCTAGCGCAGAAGGCGGATTTGGGCCTACAGAGGGACAACCAGTTGGTACTCAGCAACAAGATGTCGGGCAGATGCAGCAAAGTCTGTCAGAAGGCGGATTTGGGCCTGTAGAGGGGCAACCAGATGGCGTTCAGCAAGAAGGCCCGGAGGCAACTATCGCAGAACAGGAAGTGGTCGAAGTTAAGGACTTCCCTGCTCCATCACAAGCTTATGACCAGCCTGCACTTAAAATCGCATGGAACAAGGCTGCTGGAGCGGTTGAGGCATCAAGGGACAAGCTAAACGCTCTCAGGATCGGATCCGAGAACGGACAGATTGAAAGCTTGGATTCTCTGGAAAATGAACTCACTAAGGCAAAAGAAGCTCTTGCCACTGAGGTTAAAGCTCACGGAAAACAAGGCTCTAAGAAGAAGCCTTTTAGCAAACGTAAAAAAGAGACATATTTTAGTTCCGGGACCCGTGATGCAAGGCAGAAACAGGCCAAGGAAGAGATTAAGGCTCTTGAACAGAAACGCAACGGCCTCAAAGACATGGAAGATGCACTGAAAATAAAAGAAAAAGCGGACCTGAAACGACTTCAACTCCTTAAAGACAGTACAGAAGAGGCGACATAAAAATGAGACAAGAGAACTTCTCTGAAGACTTTGTACGGCAGTCTCTGGACATGGGCTTGACAGCTGAGGATCTTGTAGCCGGAGAGTCTGACGCTGACAAAAAGAAATACACCGAACAGTTTGTTGGCTTTGAGAATGCGATCCTGAAAGCACAAATAGCTGAAAATGCGTCTGCTGCAGCTGATATGCGGATTGAGGGAAACGATCGTAAACTCGACCAGGCACGGACGGAAAGAGACATCTCTTTAATTCCTGATAATTTTGTCGGGAGGCAGGTTTCAGCTCTTGGCTTAGGAACAATCTCAAAGGTTGCCGCACTTACTAATCGGCCTTTCAATCCTGAGCTTGCAGATGAGATGATTCGGTCCAACCAGACTTTTCAGGAGGGCGTTCGGCAGAAAGATATAGAACAACTTGGTAGAAAAGGCGCAAGAGGTGTCGGATGGGTCAGGGGTGCAGCTGACTCTGTGATTACCGCTGCAGGACTTGCTGGAGCTGGTCCTTATGGGATCATTGCCGGTTTTTCTCTTTTTGAGGGAAATGATGCTTTAACTACTGCTACAGACAAAGGTCTTGAAGGTTCAGATCGTTTACTTTATGCCGGTCGGGCTGCAGTAATCGAGGGAGCCGTTGCCAGCATATTTCAAAAACTTGGCTGGGGCGGCTTCGAGTCAATGTTTGGCGGCGGAAAACAAATCATAAGAGCAGGCTTTAAGCAGGTAATGAAGGACATCGGGAAAAGTCTTGGGCGTGAGGCCCCGGAAGAGTTAATCACAGAAGGGCTTCATAGCGCAAATAGGAAAATAAGCGATATTGACCCGAACGCCTTGGAACCAAAGGCACTTTGGGACACGGCTATTGACACGATAATGCAGACCTTCCTTGCTGTTGGTGGTACCGGGACGTATCAAGGATGGAAAGGTCAAAAAAACCTAAAAGAACGTGATGCTTTCACTGATTCCCTTGCAAACACATATGGCCTTGACAAAGAAACTACGAAAAACATGCTCCATCGCGCCTCTAAGTCAAAAGAGGACACAGAAATCGCTTTAGGCCGTGAAATTGAGAAAGAAGTGTTAAAGACCGAGCTTGGGACAGCGACATGGGTTTCAGAAAACCCAGGGGAAGCAATAGAGTTGGCCCGTGAAGAAAAACCATCCCGGAAGGTTTTTGCAAAATACGGTCTCCCGGAGATGTCTAAAGAAGATCGATCGGCTTTTGCTGACAATGCGAGAGGGTTGGTTTCTGAGGCGTCAGAAGAGGAAGAAACTACTCCCACGACAGAGGAGGTGGGAGTTGGTGGGAGTGAGAAAATTACACCTGAAGTGCAAGCGAAGGAAGAGGATAAAACTGTAGCTGAAGTGCAGGAAAAGATAAAACCTGCCGGTGATGAGACGCAACTTCCACAGGGCGTGCAAGAAGCCGTGCAAGACAAAAAACCGGCAGATCTGGAAGATCAGCTTGACAAAGTATTACCAAACTCTGACCTGCAGGCGAAACCATTTAAAGAAATTAGAGCACTGGCCAAAGGGCTTGGCCTTAAAACTAACATGAAAAAAACTGAATTGATCTCTGCAATTGAAAAAAGGCAGAAAGAGGATCCGGGAAACAAAATCGGATCCAAAATTAAAAGTAAAGGCTTAAAGGTTAAGAAACCCGACACTATGCTGCAGCACATTTCAAAGGTCGGCGGTTTAGACTTTGATGATGTTCATGGACAATGGGGATCCATAATCTCTGACATGTCAAAAGATAAACGAATTAACACCAAAATGGTTGGAAGACCTGTTCTCCGGAAAAAAGGTGGAATGAGTATTGACCATATGGCAGAATCTCTGGCCGAAGCAGGATATATCAAGACAGATGAGCATGGAAAAGCTGACATCGATGACTTTTTTAAGAAAATGGAGGAATCTTATTCCGGAACAGAAGTCTCTGCAATTGGAGACATCGCACAGAAGGCATCTGATGAGGCCGATATTCAACAACAGGAGTATGAAAATTATATTAGTAAGGAGCTAACAGATGAAGGCATTGAACGAACAGCAATTAGCAAAGCTGAGAGATCTCAGGAAGAAAGCATACGGGAAGAAGTTCTCCGAGATAGCATCGAAGCTGGGCTTTCCAAAGAAGAGGCAGATCAAGCCGCCGACGAAACTATAAAATGGTTCGCTGGACAGCAAGAAAAAGAAAGGGACTTAAAGACACAACTGGCAATAAAAGAACGACAGCTCAAGAGGCTTAAACATCACGAAAAAATTGACAACAGAAAAGAGCAGAAACCATTTGAGGGTGAAGACAAACGGAAAGCTGAAATAGAAAAAGAGGTTGAGCAGGGCAAAGAAGACAACTTCGAAGAGGAATTCTTGCAAGCTGAATCTGCTAAAAAAGCGCGGGAGATTGATAAACTTAAGCAAGAAGCTGTTAAAAAGCCTGCGGGTGAAGAAGTAGCTCCGGACAAAAAACGGGAAGACTATGAGCTTAAGGACGAAAAAAAAGAGCCTAATCTGACAGAAACTGAGCTAGAAAAGATTGCCATGTTTGACGATCTTGACATCAGACAGGTTATGGGCGGAAGAGGGCTCCACATCAATGACAGGTTTAGGGGGACCAAGAAAGAAGATGGCCGCTGGTCAATGGAGGACCCGAAGACTGGCAACAACACAGAACATGAGCACATCGGACACATGTTGGTAAAGACTGCAGATATTCTTTCCAAGGAAAAGAAAAAACCTACCATTGAGGATCTCGACAAAAGCTTACAGGAAGGGCAGGACGCTCTAAATAAAAAAATAGAGGCCGGAGAAGATATCACCAAAGAGCCTCTTATTCTCGAACAGCAAAAAGAAAAAAACAAGGGTAAGAAAAAGAAGGCAAAGCCTGTTCAGCCTAAAATGTTTAAGACCGAAACTGATGGCGACGCTGCAGCAGATTTGGAACAGGCCAAGAAAGACGCAAAAGGCGAAGATTTCGAGTTTGACGAAGTAAGGAAAAAGAAACAGGGTAAGCAGACTGACCTGCCCGACGACAAGAAGAAAAAAGGCGGTGGATCCTCCGGAAACGCAAACGTCGCAGTTTCAGATGATGACAGTTATTCCCAGAATGAACCTTCAAACGAGATCCTGACTAAAGTTGCCCAGGCAAAAATGACTGCAGGGGAAGTTGCCGACAATGTAATGGAGATCCTTATGCCTCATAAACGTGGGGTTATTGGAAAAGTCGCGGCATTAGTTAAAAGAAAAAGAACCGCAGAAGCCGCTCAGCTTGACGAGATGACACGGGCCAAGCTTCATGAGACGGGCAAACAGTTTCACTGGATGGCTCCGGAGGACATCGTTGATTTTATTGACAAGATGGAGGATCCAAAAGGTGCGCGTCCTCAAGTAACAACAGAACTGGATGACGCTGCAGCACTCCTGCGTGAAATGTTGGACAAGGGCCGTAAAAGGGTTCAGGAGTTTGGTGCACTAGAAGATTATATTGAAAATTATTTCCCTCACTTATTTAAAAGACCAGAACATGCCTCTGACGTGATTTCCGGATTACTGTCTAAAAGAAGACTGGTCCCGAAAGGCTTCCTTCATAAAAGAAAATATCTCACGTTAAAAGACGGCCTTGATGCTGGCCTTGAGTTGGCCCATTACAATCCGGTTGAGATGACAATTTTAAGACTTCATGAGATGAATCGTTTCGTTGCCGGCAAGAGGATCAAACAGGATTTTAAAGAGCTGGGCATGGCTGTATTCGTTCCGTCTTCATTAGAGAAGAATTATAAAAAGGCCGGATGGGAGTTTATTGATGATCCAGATATGGAGGTCAAGGTTACACCTGAGCTGACCCTTCCGGAAGCATATGATAAACTTCTCGTAGATCAGCTGATGGGCGTAGCGACTAGAATGGGTGTTTCTCATGAACGCATGTCGAAAATGCGCGGTCAAGTATGGGGTTTATCATATCCCGGTCAAAACAAAATAGAGACTCGATTCGCAGGACCAACATCTGTACTGGCTCATGAAATAGGCCATCAGATCGGGAATCAGTACGATTTGTTTAATTACATGTTGCACGGCGATCACACCATTGGTCGTGTGCATGAAAAGGGCAAACGTGAAGGTCAGCCTATAAAATTTGAGCAGACGGCCAATCGTGCTGCGATCCGGAAAGAATTTCAGGCACTGGCTGATCTCAGAGACGAAACCCTGGGCGATCTTGGAAAAACAAGAGAAAGATACCGCCGTAAAAAAGAAGAGAAGGAAGCTGTAATCTTAGAGGCATGGCTCGCAGCTCCGGAGAAAATGGCAAAGGTTGCCCCGAAGATTACTGCAGCATGGAAAACCTTCTTAAATGATAACGATATTGTAAAACCACTGCTGAATCTTGACAGATCGGTAGTTCTCGGGACCCGATCGTCAACACATACTCAACCGGGAGTTCTTGAAATTGGGAAGTGGGCCGTACCTAAAGAAGCCGCAACAATTCTTAACAGACATCTTTCCCCGGGCCTTGGCTCGAGCCCAAGTCTCATCACCAGAAACATCTATGACGGCCTTCGCAAATTGCGGAATGTTACCCTGATGGCAAGTCACGGCTTAAGCGCGTTTCACGGAATTAATGTGGCATCAGACAGTATAAATACGCACATTGGTCTTGGCCTGCAGAAACTCTCAAGGGGAGATGTTAGTGGTGCAATCGACGAATGGGTGAAGAAATCATGGAAAGCTCCGGTTTCAGATTATCTTACCGGCGACAAAGTAATGAAGGCCATGGGGCAGGAACTTAGCGAGATTGAAGATCCTTTTATGAGAAAAATTGTTCAGGCCGTAATTGATGGCGGTGGTAGTGCGACCATGGATGCAGCATACAGGAATAATGCCGGGAGCAATTTACTTAAGGCCCTGAGAGATGTTAAATTTAGCAAAGATGCTTCTGGCAAAGTTAAGGGTGCGATGGCAGCACCGATTCATGCTTCCATGGCTCTGATCGAAGGACTTTCTATTCCGATCATGCAGATGGAGGTACCGCGCCTTAAATTAGGGATCTTTTACCATATGGCTTCCGATGTCTATGAACAGGCCAATAAAAAGGATTGGGACGATATCCGGATACAGTCAGAACTTGCCAGTGCATGGGATAATGTTGATAACAGGATGGGTCAACTCCGGTATGATAACCTGAACTGGAACAGGACGGTCAAGGAGATCGTTATGCTGGCCTTTCGTGCTCCTGGTTGGACGTTGGGATCGATAAGGGAGTTTGGAGGCGGAGCAGTGGACGCTGCGACGTTCTGGAGAAGGATTGGCAACGATCAGGATGTTGTCACTCGCAGAATGGGTTATGCCTTCGGAGCTGGGATCTCTTACGCCATTCAGGGCGCGTTGCTTCAATATCTTTTTACTGGAGAACCGCCAGAAGAACCAAAGGACCTTTACTTTCCAAAAACTGGCCGCAAGAATACCGACGGAAGCCCTGAGCGGCTTTCTAACCCACATTATTCTAAAGACATAGTGGCGTGGATGACACAGCCATGGAAGACGCTCACACATAAACTGAACCCCTTGTGGGGTACTGCAGTTGACCTCCTCACTAATGAAGATTATTTTGGGCGGCAGATCAAAGAAGGTGATCCTTTAACCAGACTAGCGCAAGGATCGCTTTATTTTGTTGAAAACATGTTCATGCCATTTTCTGTTAGAAACGGTATGAAGCTACATGAGAACGGAGAGAAAACGTCCGTCTCATGGATCATAGGAGCGTCCGGAATATCGCCGGCTCCGGCTTATATTACAAGATCCCCAGCTCAAAAAATGATGATAGGTTTTAACCGAGATCGTGGGGGGCAGACCAACATATCTCACGCAGACGCTGAAAAGTCAGATCGTCGCAGGAAGATAATTAACAGTATCCGGAAAGGAAAAATAATCCCTGCAGAGGATTACGAGGGATTTACGGCCAGACAGCAGAAAAACATCAAAGCCACGGCCAAAATGTCTCCGTTTAAAGCATCGTTTAAAAGGCTATCGTTCGATGAGGCTGTTAATGTGTTTTCTATCTCCAGCAAAGAAGAAAGAGCACAGGCATGGGACCAGCTGATAAAGAAACGTAAAAACGAAATTGATCCGGACCCGACATCTCTTGCGATGTATTATGAGCTGAAATTAACTCAGGCACAAGTTGACGACCAGGTAAAAGGCGATGTCCAGATCATCCGGAACGCTGCATGGCAGCTAACAAACCCAAACATTACACCGGCTCGGAAAGAAGAGCTTCTTGACGCGATTCATAACAACCCACAGTATGAGGATGATTTTAAATTTGTTGCAGCTGCTTTCAGGAATCGCTGGATATTTACTCTTGACGGTAGGCGATCAGGCAGGAAGGTAGGTACTAAAAGTTATTGGAAGAGAATGCGACATCTAAATAAAATTTTTAATGAAAAATAAAATCTTGACAGACTTTTGAAAGTGTGTTTTTATCGGGCTTAAACTTTGATTCCGTGTGGGGATATTTAATGATCAAACAAACAATAGGCATAAAAAAAGACCGATTTCTACGAAGCAGGCCACACACCGCTTTATGATTTCGGTCTTTTTTTATGCCGAATTTTTGGAGGTGATGTATGAGATACACAACGTCGAACGAAAGGACTTTTCTTTCTAAATTAGGTCAAAACAAACATTCTACCTGTGTAAGATCGTCAAGAACTTTTTTGCTACTCCAGTACATTCAATCGTGTGCGCATAGAATTAGGTGGGGTGATATTAGCAAGCTTAAAATCATTATATTCGCCAAACAGCAGTTAAAAGAGGAAAGGGAAGGAGTTACTAACAATGACGTTTGACCTTAACAGTATTAAAAAAGAAACAATTTTAAGAGCACCAAGGATCCTGGTTCTAGGTGTTGAAAAGATCGGGAAGGCTCTCGACTACAATACCCCAATTTTTACAAACAGGGGATGGCAACCACTGAAATTTATTAAAAGAGGGGATTATGTCTTTGATAGAGACGGCAGCATGGTACGCGTTACCGATGTGACGGGTATCATGGAAAAACGAACCTGCTATGAAGTGAAGTTTAAGAGCGGGGCCTCATTGATAGCCGATAAAGAGCATCAATGGCTCACAAGGTCGATACGGGACAATAAAGAACGAGTGTTGACTACAGGCCAAATCCTTAAGACCCTTAGACCTCCCAACGGAGATCGTTACAATCATGCAGTCCCAATCACGCTCCCGCTCAAGATAAAGAAGACTTCAGTAATAGGCATTGACCCATATGTTTTGGGAGTTTGGCTCGGAGATGGAAGTTCTAGCGATGGTCGAGTAACAATATCAGACAGGGACGCTCTAATTGGAAATAATTTGGGATCAACTGGTAAACCATACCAAACTGCTGGCTGCAAGACTTCTACGATCTTAGGTCTTAAAGTAAAACTAAGAAACAGAAACCTGCTAGGCAATAAGCACATCCCCCATGCTTCAGTTTGGGAAAGTACCGAAGAAGACAGGAGAAGCTTGCTGGCTGGGCTCATGGATACTGACGGATGTTGCTACGACAACAACAAAGGCCAGTGTGAATTCTCAACGGTCAAAGAGTGTCTCTGTGACGGATTTATCGAACTGCTTCGATCTCTCGGGGTCAAAGCATCTATTACAAGATGTCGTGCAAAACTTAATGGCAAAGATTGTGGGCCCAATTTTCGTGTAGCATTTTTCCCGAAAGAAAATCCTTTTAGGTTTTCAAAGTTTAAGTTTAACTGCTTTAAAACAAAAAACTCCAGAAGGAAAGCCAATAAAGATGCTATCGTCTCCGTTACACCTGTAAAGTCCGTCCCTGTTAAATGTATATCCGTCGATTCACCCTCTCACACCTATCTAGCGGGACGAGATTTGGTCGTAACACACAACACGACCTTTTCCTGCGGAACGCAATTTAAGGACAATAAAATATTCAAGACCGGCTTGAACGCTCCTATCCTATTATCGATGAAAGGTGAAGAGGGAGCAGACGACTTGGAAATCCCAAAGTTTCCAGTTTGCAATAAATTTGAAGATATTATCGAAGCACTTGGATCCCTTTACTCCGAAGAACATGAGCACAGAACCGTAGTTTTAGACAGCGCAAGCGCGATGGAGCCTCTTGTCTGGAACGCTGTTTGCGACGCTGCAAACGTAAAGAATATTGAGGCCGTTGGCGGTGGGTATGGCAAAGGATACACCGAATCAGTGAACTATTGGAGACAGATCACAGAAGGGTTGGACGCCCTGAGAAGCCACAAAGGGATGTCCAGTATTATTATCGGACATGTTAAGGTTAAACGCTTTGACGATCCATCCGGTGACAGCTACGATCAGTACATTCTTGACATTAACGAGAAAGCCGTAAATATGCTTTTTCGTTGGGCAGATGTAATTCTGTTTTGCAACACTAAAGTTAAGGTGCAGAAAGAAGACAAAGGGTTTGGACAGGAAAAGAAACGCGGTATTGACGTAACTGGTGGATCCCGATTTCTGTTCACCCAGAAAAGACCAGCTCATCCGGGTGGTGGTCGTGGCCCTTATGGCCGATTGCCATATGAACTGCCTCTTGACTGGAATGAATTTATGAAAGCATTGACTAAGGTAGTTAAATAATAACAACACATAAGGAGTAGAACCATGGGCGATATTTCAGATAGTTATGGTGGGAACGCTTTCGAGCCAGGCCAGCATGAAAAGACAGAAGACTTTAAACCTTTGCCTCCTGGTGAATACCACATGTTCATCGAGAAAGCAGAAGTAAAAGAGACTAAAAAAGGCGATGGATCATATCTCAAACTTCAGCTTTCTGTTATTGGAGAAGAATATGAGGGCCGGAAAGTCTTTGATAACATTAACCTTAGCAACCCAAATTCGAAATGCGTTGAGATTGGCATTAAGCAACTGGCCGCTCTTGGGCAGGCCCTTGGCTTGGCTGCGATTACCGACAGCCAGGAACTGATCGAGAAAATAATTATCGTCAAGCTCAAAGTTAAGGCTGGTGACGGTGATCGTGAAGCTGAGAACGAAGTCCGGACGTACAAGCCAGCTAACCCGGATCAGGAAGTAGAAGCAGAAGAAGAAAAAGAAGAAAAAGAAGCGACTGCTGGTACTGAGCCAGACAGTGGGACCACAAAGGCAAAGCCTCAGGCAAAAAAAACCATCAAACCAGCAACTACGTCATCAACCAAAACTAAACCGCCATGGGAGCGATAGAAGAGAGACCACCTTATGAACACAGCATTGAAATTAGTTAAGCCCGAGCTGACATCGTTCGGAACCCCCGACAGCTTTGCAAGCGCATGGGACCTCTATACTGAAGAGCAGAATGAAACATTGGCCTCTGGTGTTCAAGGTGAGGCCGAAGGCCCTTCCGCGGCCGTTCAGGACGCTTTGAAATCGTTTTATGACGATATCAAAGAGAACTTGGCCGAAAGAGCTGATGAGTTTGTTTATATAATCAAAGATGCTATCGCTCAGGAAAAAACTCTCAAGCTTGAGGCTGGAAGGCTGCAGGCCATGGCGAAGCAGTTTTCTGCAAAGGCTGATAAAGTCAAAGAGTTATTAAAACATGCCATGGAATCCTCAAACACCCCAAAAGTCAAAACCACAAAACATACCTTGAACGTCCAGAACCCCGGAGGGAAAGCACCGATTGATATTTTTGCCGAAGTGGACAGCGAAGGCGTGCCGGATTTGGCTAGGAAATACCTTAAAGAAGTAACCACAACCAAGGTCTTGACCGACGACATTCGCGCCGATCTCAAAGCTGGGATTGCGGTTGAAGGTGCATGCCTTCCAAAACGTGAAAAAATATTAGTGATTAAGTAATGGGAGATATTAGTTCCTGTCTCCCAACTGATTCACAAACAGTCACGGCCATATATATTAGCCTTAAGGTTGATGGCGATACTGAGCCTCCAAGGGGATATCTGGGGGCCAGTATCATTGGCCATGAGTGTGATCGTTATCTCTGGTACGATTTTAACGATTGCGTACAAGAGAATTTCCCTGGCAGACTTTACAGGTTGTTTGAGACAGGACACCTGCAGGAAGGCCGGATGGTAAGGGATCTAAGGTCTATAGGCGTAACCGTTCACGACGTTGATGACAAAGGTGAACAGTTTGGTATGTCGGATGTCAGCGGTCATTTTAGCGGTCATATGGACGGTTGCTGCTTAGGTATTCCTGAAGCTCCTAAAACTTGGCATGTATTCGAAGGCAAAACCCACAACGACAAATATTTTAAGATCCTGAAGAAAAAAGGCGTTAAGGTCGGATTCTTCAAGCACTATGCTCAGATGCAAATGTATATGCATAAGACGGGCATGAAGCGTGCCTTGTATATGGCTGTAAACAAAAACACCGATGAACTTTACACCGAGCGGATTCATTATAGTGGACGGGAATCTAACGAACTAATAGCGAAGGCCCGTCGGATAATTCTAGCCAGACATGCTCCAGAAAGATGTGTTTCAAAACCCGGAACATTTACCTGCAGGTTTTGTCCTGCCTCCGATTTATGTTGGGGGGAATCCTTAAAAGCTTTGCCGGTACCGTACATTTCCTGCAGGCAATGTTGCCATTCTACTCCCGAAACGGACACGGACCATGGACGCTGGAGCTGTAACTATACCGGAGCGACAATTTCACGCGAAAAACAGCTTGAAGCCTGCCCTCATCACATCGTTCTGCCAGACCTGATCCACTTCGCAAAACCAACAGACTCAACAGACAACAGCATTGAATTCACAAATAAGGATGGATCAATTTGGGTAAACGGCGACGGTGATGGAAAATGGAGCACAAAAGAACTTATGGCCTGTACTCCTTCAAGTCTCAACGACAAAACTCAAATAATCAAGGAAGAGTTTTCGGGATCTGAGGTCGTTTATGGTGGAGTGCCGATTGGCAATGTTATGGAGCGGTACGAGAGTGATTTGAGCGTCCAGAAGTGGAGCGGGCCAGCGTCTATGCTCAATAAGGCGTGGGAATCGTTTTATAACGAATCTCTGGCAAACGTGAATCCAACAGCAACACAGCATGACGGCAAATATATGGCGAAAGAGATCAAGGGACGGCGTGTTGCCGTTATTGTTAAATGCTCACAAACAGCATGGATACTAGAATTAACAGGACCAAACAAATAAGGAGGAACCATGGAAATTATGAAGACCCTGACCGATGTCTTGAGAGACTGTATAGCGGTAGCTAACGGTGTAGTGACTAGAGACATAGAATTTGTTCTTAAGGGTGTTGAAATTGACCCTGCCACAAAGAAGTTTAAAGCTAACGAGATCGGGTTTAAACTAGGGAAGGAGGAACCGTCGTGAAGTACCATCTAATGAGAAAGGATATTCAAACAGGAGATATCGTGCTGTTCTCTGGAAAAGGATTCTTTAGTGAGCAGATCCGGAAGCGTTCCGGTAGTAAATGGTCGCATGTTGGGATAGCTATGAGCCTCCCAGAGTACGACATGAAACTGATTTTTGAATCAACTATTATGAGTAACGTCGCTGACATTGAGTCTGGCCTTGAGACAAGGGGTGTCCAGGTAGGGCCATTAAGAGAGCGGATCAGACGCTATAATGGAGAAGTTGCAATCCGGCACTTGGAAGTTGAGAGAACCTACGGGATGCGTATGGCTCTAAAAAACTTCAGAAACGAAGTTGTTGGCCTGCCGTATGAGAAGGACACTATTGAGCTTCTTAAAGCGATGTATGACGGCTGGGGTGGTATGAACACCGAAGACCTGACCAGCATTTTTTGCTCAGAGCTAACTGCAGAAGGATATCAGCGGATGGAACTGTTAAGCGAAGAACTGCCTTCTAATGAATATATCCCTGCAGACTTCTCCACAGACAGACAATTAAAGTTACTTAAAGGGTGCTTGTCACATGAACGGCCAGTGGAGGTTTAAAATGAGCAAAAAAGTATGGACAATAGTAATATTTTTTACGATTGGATGCCTGACCCCTCTAATCTTTGTTGCAAAGAACTCTGGAGCACAGACCGGGACTATTACCGGGACTATTACTGGAGGTAACTGCACTGGCATTCAGGTAGAAATAAAGGAAAAAAAATGTAGCCAGTTTGAAGAAATTTCTCTTTATGTTCAGACCGGAGACGATTGTCGATATCTTATAGGTGGACTGAAAAACGACAAATATCAGGTGCAGCCAATGGATGATTACTATGGATTCTACCCGTATTATCAACTAGTTGAGATTAAAGACAATGAAACAATTATATTTTTTAGGCAAGAACGAAACCCAATATTAAACTAATAGTATAGGAGGAAATCATGACAAAGTTTTTTATGGTAGTTTGGATAGTGACAACGTGGATATCAACACCATGTCCCGGGTACAAGATGGACGAATACAATCCGGGCGGTAACTCGAAATGTTTAGTCGCACACGGAACATTAATAAAAACACAAATGGAGAAAAGGTTTGAGACTAAGGAACTAGCAGAAAAGTTCATTGCGCTTTCTCCTTACGAGTATGAGTTCAAGATTAAAGAAATGACTGAACAAAAGTCTAAAAAGTCTAAAAAGAAGAAGGAATAAGTACGAAAGGAAAGGGCAAAAACATGAGTGAAATGACAAGACGACAAGCAGAATTAAAGAAGGGCCTTAAGAGGCTTAAACAGGCCGGGAGGAAGGTAGTAGGGAAAGCCAAAGCTTCAACAAAGAGGTCTTTTTCAAGTTTGCGGAGCGTAACTAAAGCAACTAAGAAGCGGTATAGGAAGGTAGACGAAATAAAGTAAATGACACTGTTCCCTGCGACGGCAAATAGTAGTATTCTACAACCCTATCCTTTTCAAGAGGACGGAATAAGTGCGCTGCATCACCATATTTGTATCTATGAGTCGAATCCTTGCGTAGTAATCCCAACCGGCGGAGGCAAGTCTTTAATGATGGCGTGGGCGATTCAGAGATGGAAAGCTGACTATCCTGCTTTCCGTGTTTGTATCTTAGCCCACAGGAAAGAACTGGTTAAACAAAACGCTGAAGAGTTGATGGAAGTCTGGCCCGGTGGGGATATTGGGATCTACTCTGCAGGGCTAAGAAAACGAGATGAAGATCATTCTGTTACTTATGCCAGTATTGACAGCATTCACAGAAGATGGGGGAACTTCGCACCTTTCGATTGCATCATTATTGATGAGGCTCATAGGATACCGGCCAAAGGGGAAGGTAAATATCGGAAGTTTATTAAAGGTTGCCGGAGCCTTAACAAAAACCTGAGAATTGTCGGGTTTACTGCGACACCTTACCGGATGGGATGTGGCCCAATTTGTCATAAGGACCACATTTTACATCACGTCTGTTATGAGGCTAATGTCGGGGATCTGATCGAGGGTGGATATCTCTGCAGGCTGAGATCTAAAATCGGTGACGCTCAACCCGACCTAACAGAAGTAAAGCGGAACTCGGGCGGTGACTATATCATAAAATCACTGGCCGAGGCAGTTGATAAAAGCGATGTTGTCGCTGTGGCTGTCCAATCCTCGATGCAGACCATCATGGCTGAAAAACGGAAAAACATTATTTTCTTTTGTGTTGACATTAGCCATTGCAAAGCCGTGTCCCAAGAACTTCGAAAATACGGGCTCCACGCTCCGGTTGTGACGGCAAAAACTCCGGCCTCAGAACGCGATCGCATAGCAGATGAATTTAAGGCCGGTAGGATTAAAGCTATCTGTAACATCAATGTTTATACCGAAGGGTTTAATGCAAAGCAGGTGGATTGTGTTGCCCTATTTCGCCCTACGCTGTCAAAAGGGCTCTATATGCAGATGGTCGGGCGTGGTCTGCGGACGCATCCCGGGAAAGAGGATTGTCTAGTGCTTGACTATGCTGGGTGTATTGAAGAGCATGGGCCAATTGATTGCCTGGACGCTGGAGTGGTTAAAATAATCGAGTGCAAAGACTGTGGTGATACCTTTAGTCGTGCTATTGGGGAATGCCCTCATTGTGGTTGGGTGATCCCTAAAAAGGAAATTGAAAGGCTTGAATCTGAAGAAGGAGAAAGAAGACTTAACGAAGCAAAACACAGTAATAAGAATATCTTGGGTAGCGAACCAGAAACTCTCTTAGTTGATGCCGTCACTGTTCATCGGCATATTAAGCCAGAAAAACCTGATAGTCTCCGGGTGCAATATCGATGCGGGATCAGCACGTTTAGAGAATGGATCTGTTTGGATCATGGTGGATATGCCGAACGACAAGCTCGGCAATGGTGGAGAGCTAGGGGCTTTTCTAGTTGGGATACAATAACTGTAAGAGAAGCACTACAGGACATGTTTTTACCACAATGGATCAACGACAGAACCCGAACAATCACCGTGCGGCAGCGCGGGAAAAACGCTGAAATAATAGGGTATAGCTTAAATGATTAATCACGCACTGAACTACTCGCAAAGAGGCTGGCACATCTTCCCATGTGGAGCTAAAGTCAAAACACCGCTGACAAAACATGGCTGCAGAGACGCAACGACCGACGAAAAAACCATTCGCGCCTGGTGGCAAAGATGGCCAGAGGCAAATATCGGACTTGCCTGTGGTGAAGCTTCCGGAGTTTATACCGTCGATATCGACTATGACCCAGAGAAAGGTGAGGACGGGTTTGAATCTCTCGAAGAATTCTCCGAAACCATGCCAAAAACAGCCGTTCAGATCACACCGAGAGGCGGAGCGCATTATCTGTTTAAATCAGACGATCCTCCTGCAAATAGAAACAACTTCCGGAACGGAATCGATATCCGGGGTGACGGCTATTATATTATTCTAACCCCGTCCACGCATCCAAACGGGAAGAAGTATCAATGGATGCCGAAACATGGCCCTGATGATGTCGAGCTGGCAGAATATCCGGAACATCTGAAGCCAGAAAAAGAAGCACCGGCATTACCATGGGAAAAGCCCAGGGAAATAATAAACAAAGTAAATCTTCCCAAAACAGACATTATTGACAGAGCGAAACTGTACCTGAAGAAATGTGCGCCGGCAAATCAGGGACAGGACGGCCATGAGGCTCTATTATGGGCCGCTCGCTCTTTGGTAGTTGGTTTTGAACTCGATGAGGGTACGGCAATCCAGCTGTTATGGAGCGTATACAATCCCATGTGCAATCCGCCATGGGATCCACAAAAGGAACGGAAAGACTTCGAGAGAAAAGTACATGAAGCTAAGAAAACGCCCGGGAAGAAACCTGCAGGCTGGTTATTAGAAGAATACGGGTTAAGGCCAGACGATGAGGAACTCATGGACTATGGCGGAAAACTGGCAGCTGGATTATTGGCCAGTGTGAAAAAAGAAGTAAAAAACGAACCCAGAATTGAATCAGTTTCCGAGATAAAACCTGAAGAAGCATTCCCTGAATGGTTATTGAAACCGCCAGGCTTAATTGGAGACATTTGTGCATGGATCAACGCAACTGCTTTAAAAGATCAACCTTTACTCACTCTTGGGGCTGTCCTGCCTTTCTGTGGAGCACTATTCGGACAGAAGGTCAGAGATCAATGGAACAATCGGACAAACCTGTACGCAATGGGTGTCGCTCCTTCCAGCGCAGGGAAGGAGCACGCCAGAGATCAGATTAAAAGACTGATAGAAACCGCAGGGATTCACGCAATTTTGGGCGGAGAAAGTGTCACTGGAGATGCAGCGATCGAATCACGCCTGACAGAATCTCCTTCGATATATTTCCCCATGGATGAAATTGGCCACATGATGGGTAGCATCAAGGCTTCTGGCGGAGTTAATCCACATTTAGCATCTATTGTCCCGATATTAATGAAACTTTATTCATGTGCGAAATCGACATATTATGGCAAAGAATATGCAAAACAGGAGCGCAAGGTTATCGTTCAACCATGTTGCTGCCTATATGGTACGACGACACCTGAAAAGCTTTGCGAGGGTATCAGTCCTGCAGAGATCGAGGACGGATGGCTGGGTCGTGTGTTGATATTTATATCAAACACAAATCCAGCTAAAAGATGGAAAGAACACGAAACAAAACCTGTTCCAGAGCATCTGGTCACTCAGCTGCAGGCATGGTGGACAAGATCAATTATGGCCCCTGCAGGAACTCCGGACATCGACGCGGCAACGGGCATATTCCCGGCAGTAATCCCTACAAACGCGCAGGCCCATGAATGCTTTATGGATTTTGAACTAGCGTCAGACCGAATGGCCAGACAGAACCAGAATAAAGGTGTTGATAAATTATGGTTAAAGTCCGGGGAGAACGCTCGCCGGCTTGCGCTTAATGTCGCTGCAGGGGATAGATTCGACAATCCCGAGATCTCAGATATGCACGCTGATTGGGCGTGTCAACTGGCAAATGCACTCCTGACCAGAACTGTGAATATGGTAGAGAACCATGTCGTAGAAAGTGTTTACGAAAAAGACAAACTGAGAATATTTAGCCATATTAAAAAGGCCGGAGCAAAAGGGATCCCGAAAAGTGTACTTGCACAAAAAACCCCGAAACACAGCAAACGTCAACGCGACGACCATTTAGCTGATTTACAAGAACAAAAACATGTTGTAATCGGAACAAAACCGGGGAAACGCGCCTTGATGGTCTGGGCATACCCGTATGGATTGGAAGAAACAAAACAAGAACCTGAATAGGGGGGTGGTGTAATGGCTTCAGTAGCTTTTCAAGTAGACTTACAAAAATTAATAAATAAGTATAATGTTGAGAATGATTTTGATATGCCAGATTATTTGATGGCAGAAATGATTGTTAAGTTTATCGAAACTATGGGCGACATCTCTAAGCGTAATCTTGATTGGCATGGTTGTAATTCTATCTGTCATCCATTAAACAGAAAGGACAATAAATGAAAGATCCCTTATGGCAAAAAGGTGAAGTTTGCAAAATGCTCGATCTTAAATATATGACACTTACCGGCTGGGTATTCGCTGGGCTAATCACGCCAGAGATCCCAGCCCCGAAAGCAGGATCCCCGGCGTACTTTACCAGGAAGAACATTCACGAAATAGCTATCTTACAGAAAATGGTCAAGGCTGGCATAAAAAGACAAATGGCAAAGAAGGTAATGGACGACTCTAAAATGAAAGCTAAGATACTTGCTAACAATGAGATTAAATACACTTTCACGATTAATGTAACGATCCCAAATTACTGATATGGACCATTCACTTTTTAAAGATATTCACGATCCATTCGACGACGAAGGCGGTCCGGTCGATTGGAAAAAAGAAAAGATCGCTAACAGAATACTTGGCCTAGGCCGAAAAAAGGAGAAGATGATGACAGAGAAAAGAGTTATTGAGTATGAAGATTCCTTCGGGGATGAGCCGTACACTGTTTACGACATGAAGCTACATGAAGTTAAAATTATGAAAATGCCAGGGAAAGAGCCGAACGCACTAATTATTCATCGCGTCCCTGGCGGTTGGATATATGAAAAACCAATCAGCTCGATTTCTTCAGTATTTGTCCCCTACACTTCTTACAACGACCACATAGCACAGGTTAATGAAAGTAAAAAGTAAATTTACCAAAGAAACCGTCGTTATAATCCTACCGCTTCCACCTGCGATATTGTCTCCAAATACCGTGTGCGGATCTATTGGCGGTAGGATGAAACGAGCTGCAGTAACAAAGAAGTCCCGGAGACTGGCCATGGAAGCTGCAGAACGTGAAGGGATCAGTTCCGGGCCATGGCGGAGAGCTACGATCAAGGCGAAATTCTATCACAAGCAAAAGCGCCGACGTGACGACATTAACCATCTGGCAATGTTAAAGCCGACATATGACGGGTTGGTTGACGCAAACCTACTGGTAGACGACGATTCGGAACATTTAACCACGTTGCCGGCAGAGTTTTTTATCGACAAGAAGACGTCAAGGGTTGAATTAACAATAGAAAGACAGAAATAACATGAAAGTTCTTCACGCCACATTTACAACCAATTTTGCAACCACGACCGGATTTGTTATCACTCAAGATGAAATCACCAAAAAGAAAAAGCTAAGAGTAGCCACGTTACATCCCTCGATGGGAGAGCCAGAATCCATAGCGCATGTTGCTGCTCACGGGTCAGAGGTACCACTGGACGTTTTAAAGAGTATTGTTCAGATTATAGAAGAAAAATAGTAGTGTAAGTCGTAGTGTAAGTATAGGTGTAGGTAATGGTGTGTCTGGAAGGAAAACCATGCAAAAACGGCAGGATACAGATACACCACTGCATACACCACAATGGTGTATGAGTAGTGTAAGTATAGAGGGAACAAAAATATTAATGCTTGTCGCTTTCCCCTTCCCTGTGCTCAAGCTCAGTCTCTAAAAGCCGCTTAACGTGACTTTTCCCAAGAGCTCCCATCAGCTCGTCGATCTTTTTTGTAATGACATGTTTACAAGCCACATCATTAAACTGCTCTTTAACTCTTGTCGATATAGCGTCAGTAAAAGTTGTTAAGGCAATCTTTTTAGTCGTCTCAATAACATAGTCTGTTTGTTTTTCTATTGAGTCCTGTATCATAACCCTGATGTTCTCACGGAAATAGTCCTCAAAAACCTCCTTTACAGACTTATTAATAAAAGCGCTGAATTCTTCTCCAACAATAGATTCAATTTTCCTGTCAAGATCCCCTTTGAAGTCCTTTTGCCTGAAGTGTTTAGCGACAACAAAAGAAACATTTTTATCGACATGCTTTGCGATATCTTCTGTCAAGGTTTTACTCCTTATTGCGTCGGCTACATTCTCCCGGATAATATCAGTTGCCCCCTGTTTAACCCGGTCAAAATAGGATTCAATATCCTTTTGAGTTCTGTCCAGCGCAGTTGCTAGCCTTTTTGCAATTACTGAACTATCTATTGGATTCTTGTTCATTTACTGTCTCCTTTTATTTGTTTGTGATTACTTAAGATTTTATCAATTTGTTTTCTGGCCCAGCGATTTCCGTTCCGGGTCTTATGCAACTTCTCATGGTTCATCTTTCTGGCAATCTGCATAGTCTCATATCCTTCGGCCTTCATCGCCCAGATCCGGACGATTGCCTTTTGCTCTAGTTCAACCGGGATGAGCATGGTATTGTCTTCCGGATCGATCTGGAAACCATAAGGCGGAAACCTACCCATTCTCTTTCCGTTTCGCTGATGTTGCTGCATTGCAAATTTAGTCCTTAAGGCTATGATCTTGCGTTCATACTCCGATATACTAGAAAGTATCTGTCTAATCAGCACAGATTCAGCCGTATCGCCTTCAACATCGCCCTCAACGGCTTCAATCCTTGCGCCGCAGGTTTTCACTGCCTGCTTTATTAATTCCATCAGATAGACGTTTCTGGCCAGTCTGTCGAGCTTATAAACCAGCAAGACGGAGCCCTTTTCTAATTGCTCCAGGGCGGCCCACAAAGCCGGACGATCTGCGTCGGATCCGGAAAGGGCCTTGTCCTCATGAAAACCGGCCACAGTGTATTTTTTGTCATGAGCATGCTGTTCACAATATGCCTTCTGGATCTCGTTTGAGTCTGAAGTTTCAGCGTTTCTGCGCGGAGAAAACCTCGCGTAAATAATTGCATTAGTCACTTTGTTCCTCCTTTCGTTATAGATTTCCCTGCCTGCCTCGCCCTGCCATGCCTGACCTTGCAAAGCCAAACCTCGCCACGCCTAGCCTGCCGTGCCCTGCCCTGCCTCGCCACGCCTAACCTGCCCTGCCCTGCCACGCCTTGCCTCTCCCCGCCGAACCTTGCCGCGCCCAGCCTGCCCCGCCATACCTCGCCTCGCCCAGCGATGCCAAACCAGACCTGACCACGCCTGCCATGCCTCGCCCCACTCACCTCGCCTTGCCTCACCGCGCCTGGCCATGCCTGCCAAGCCATTCCGCGCCGGGCCTGACCATGCCCCGCCCCGCCAGTCCACGCCTGCCTAGTCTGCAAACCTCGCAATAGCTTCATGAATGGGATTAAACTCTACTAAATCTTTATACCTTTGATGCCATGATATCATTTCTTTTTTTGCTTTATTTATAACTTGTAACCTCAACTCCGCATCTGACAAAGCAAAGTCAATACTGGTATAAGTTAGATCGTCTTCAATTTGGACGTTTACAAATCCTCGAACAGTAACATCTTCCCTGACAATAACAATAGCTCGCAGCAATTCTCTTGCCTGAACTAACCGATATTCATCAGCAGCCAAACCATCGTCCCATTCAAAATATTCGTGCAGGGGAGATGTTTTTCTCTTTGCACTCTGCAAAACGTCTCTAGCACCAACAAAACCGCCCTTTTTTTGACGTATAGATTCAATCTGACCGCCAACAACACTCGCATTACCGGAGATTCTTGAGCCGTATTTCCAGTCATATTCCATTATTCCTTCTCCGTTTTAACATGAAATAAGCCCCAAGATCCGTTTTTTTCTGGTCTGTATTCTCCAACACCTACGCCAAACCCTGCAAGATTAAACAGGTTCACAATCTTTTCTGCGCTAATAACTGAAGAATTAAACCGGACGGTAATCTCAACCTCCCATTCGTTAAAACCTCCACGATAGCGCAAATCTGCTCCGCCAGTTTTAACGCGGATCATATCCTCACGCATTTCCGGTTTTCCTTTTATCTCTACCAGTTCCCCCTGAACATGAAAAGCGTTTCTGGTGTCGGCCATGGTCATCCCTTCCACGTTCTTTGCTGCTCGGACGGCGGAAGATTTAAAAGCAATTGACGGGAAACCATGTTTTCCGTTCGGAAGATGATACATGCTCGCCTGATATTCTGCTATTTTGTCTCTTTTTGTTCTTGGAGGCTTGACCTTTTCGGGGTCCTGGTCGTCTGCCATTATTTTCTTTGCCTTTTCGCTCCAAGCATGACAAACCAACGGGGAATCTCCCACTAAAATAAGGTTCATAAATTGGATTTTGATCGCTGGTGATTTAACTACTTTTTTTTGTGCCATGATACTGTCTCCGTTTTTAAAATTATGGGTTAATGTCTCTGTTTACTTCTTTACCATGACTCGCCTGCTCCTTCCGTCCAGTCATCGTCGTTAGGTTTGCAGGTCTTGTGGTGTTCGATTTCGGATCCACTTCCTGCATTCAGTTTAAATGCTCCGCAGTTGTTACACTGCAAAATAAAATCGTCCGTCCCGTCGTCCATGGGTACTGTTGTATATTCAACCATTGCTCGGTGTATCTCCTTCCTCTTTGTTAAACATCGTTCCGTCTTCAAGGTAAGTGTAATCATTCCCCTCAGACATTTCCTGTGCGTTCTCGTCGGAATACCTGTAAGCATATTGCTCATAACCGCTTTTCTCGAATTTAGCACAAAGATCCATATACTTATCCTGTACGGCTTTAATTACAGAATCAAAAACCTGCTCTATGTTCCCACCGACATCTGTCTCAAAATCAAAATCAATATCGTTCTTTGATGCGTAACAATATCGGCCTTTATTCCCCGTTGACCTGATTGTTAAATAGTTAGAAATCACATTCTGCACACTAGGTTTTTTAATGCTTTCCAGTTCTGCCTTTACAAACGCTAAAACATCAACATCACAGGAAAAGCTCAATCCGTCTCCCTGGCAATGGCCCAAACTCCACTGAAATTCTGGGTTTGTAAAATACGGGTTATCCTGTTCAAGTAACATTTTAAAGTCTTCTGTCAGCATGCTCGTTTCATCAATCGGATCCTCGCCAAACATCTGCTGCACCTTCTGTTTGGCCTGTTCTGAAAGCTCCTGATACTGGTAAAGATTATATTTTCTGGTTATCGTGTCCATACTACTTGCCTCCTTTCGTCTTGATCCGGACGGCTATGTGGTTTATGTTTTCATGGTACTGAATGGCCGGAATGTCTGTATGAGGATAGTTGTAATCAACCCGGCTTGTGACGACTTCCCCGTTCTTGCTCTGCCGGTGATCGTCTTCAAGGATCTGACCGTTTGGCCCGTCTTTGTGATTTACTTCGATATGCGCCCAATACTCATTGTCTGAAGTTCTGCAAACTGCAATTGATCCACCTGGGAATTTTATTATGTGGGTTTCCCTCGATTAAAATAACTTTAGCTGTATCGGCCATGGCTTGTCCTCTCGTATGATTTTATAGTTAAATGTGTTCAACTCTCCGTATTTTTTCAATTTGTACTAATACGTCGTAAAGCTCTTTTTGTGTCTCTTCTGACAAGGTGCAGGTTTTCATTTTTAAGCCTCCGAGTTAATTGTTTATTTGGCGTTAAGTTCTTTTATTAATCTTGCTGCAAGGCGGATTCTATCTTTAATTTCATTCTGCATGTCAATAATAAGCTTTTCAACGGCTGGCGTTAATAGCTTGTCGCTCCTTTTAATTTCGTTTAACTTATCATGTAACAAACAAAGGTCATAAATTATATTATTTTGTTCTTTTGTGTTTATAGTGTTAAATTTTTTCATGTTTTTAGCTCCTGTTTAATTGTTTATTATCCTTCGTTTTTAACAATAATATCTTCAAGGTCCTTTACTCCGTCCAGGAAGTTGCAACAAGATTCATAATTTAAAAATCTTATATTTGAAGAATTTAACTGACTTTCTTGACACCAACAATTAGAAATATCAATATATACTTTAGGCTCGTTAAAGCTGCAAATAATACGGAGTTTTCCAAGTTTTGTTTTAGAAGTTATAAGCCCGTCTTTGTAGGTTACATTTTTAAACAATAGTCGGCATACTTCAATAATAGAATCATAAAAAGAATGTCCACAATCACCATTCCCTACTAAAGTAGTTTGATTTAAAATATACTTATAATCTAATTTCATTTGTTTAATCCCTTTGTTAATGATTAATAATTGTTTATCCTAATACCGGAAGTCCACCAAGTATTGAATTGCGGAAGTAATTAGAATTCTGTTCAATTGTTGCGCCTTTGTTAATTCTTTCAGCAGAGGCAAGGCGATAGTTTTTATTTGCCGGCGGATCCACTAAAATAATAATTCCCCCGTTATGTTCTGATGTTTTCTCTTGATAATAAAGATAAAAACTTTCAGAAGGAAGCAAGCACTGTCTTTTAAACCAAATTTTTAATTCGAGCATTAAAGCGGTTTCTAAATCTGCGTAGGTTTTCATAATGCACCTTTCAAGTAATTGATATTATTATTTAAACATCTTAAGAAATAAGCCCTTAAGCCTATTTCCTAAAAAGTTTAAAAAGTTATGCAAAACAGCCGTGTTCTTCCTGCCATTCCAGATATTTTTTTCTTGCAATACAAAAACATTTCAAAACCCGTTCGTCTTCAATATCAAGGTTGAGCGCGTCAATTACTGGCTGTGGGTCATAAGTTATAATAAATTCATGATTTCCCAGTTCGTAATTAATCGCATTAATTAAAAATTCGTCGTCTTTAAAGGCTTCGGCCCGTTCTGTCCGGTGTCTTGCAAACATGTTGTCAAAAGCTTCTACGTCCGTTTTTCGGATCATTCCGCCACCGTCAAGGCCCATAAGTTCCGCCTCCATGTTTTCACGTTTTACATTTAATTTTTTCAAAGCCTTAACAAGCTGATCGTCTGAGAAAGAGAAGGCCATGGGGAAGTTGTTTACTTCGGCCGAATGCTTTGCTTTTAGTTCTGTATATTTCATTTTATGTCTCCTGTTATTATTAAAAAGTTTAAGAAATAAGCAGGTGCGCTTATTTCCTCAAGCTTTTAAGAATTATCTTTTATTTTCTGTTTATATTCTGCCCGGGCCTTTTTTTCATCCTTTCCATATACTTTTGATGTTGTATAATTATTACTTGATCTATTAATTACAGTCAGTTTCCAAATGCCTTTTACTTCAGTTAGAACTATTCTTTTATTGTTAATGTCTTTGCTGTAAACGTGCATGTTTTGCCCCGATAGTTAAGTTCAATTTTTTAGCGATAGTCTCACAAGTTTGACAAATATCATCATGGGTTATGGCTTCAAATTATCTTGATATCCTGAGATATCACTTTTCAGGGCTTCAATATCATAATTCCCATTGGCTAAATCTTGGATGATCTCAACGGCTTGGGCTTCGGTGTTGTCAGAGCCTAACCAGTCATAAATATTTTGTTTTGTTAATTCTGTCATGGTATGGCCTCCAGTTATTTTAAGAGTGAATCAATTATTGTTTGAAGTTCTTCACGATCTTTTATTAACTTATTTACCAAATATCTCAGGGTATATTTGCCGTTATTTTCCCAGACTTTATCATGTTGCAACAATTCAATTGTTGTCATTTTCTGAAAGTTTTCTTTTACCATGTCATTCTCCTGCTAAGATTAATTTGATTTTATTAAGTTGTGGAACGGTTATATCCATGTTGTTTGTATGGCCTGCGGTTGTCATGATTTTGATCGTGGCTTTATATCCAGAATCATAAGGAACAATTTTTTTAAACTGTTCATCAACATAATTAAATTTCTTCTTGTTTCCTGCTCCTGCTGTGGGTGTGGGTTTGGGTTTCTTAATTCTTTCAAGGTTGAAAGCGTCCAGAAGAACAGCCCCAATAATGCCCTGAAGGTCTGAAGTGGTGAGTTCGTCGAATTTGTCCGCAATGTCTAAAATGCGGTCAGATAGTTTTGATAATTCTTTTAATGTTTCAATTTTCATTTACTGGCCTTTCGTTATAATATTTAACTTTGTTTTTCTGCCGTCTGGAAGTCTTTTTAATACCAGACTGCAAGTAATATTTAATGTTTTATAATAGGTCGATTTAATTACTTTCAAGATATATCCATCACTTGTTAATTTCATGATTATTTGTTTTCCTCTCCCTGATGTAGTCGGCCAAAACAATCACAATTCATGTCTTCAGGATGTCCACAGTTTTGATATCTGCCGGACAAAATCCAGACCTGCAAATCATAATCATAACCATCAATTATTCTGCCCGTTTTGTCTGTTATATTGTTTGATGTTCTTGGCATGGTGTAACCTCCAATATTGTTTATATTCTACCTGTACTTATATATTACTAAGGCGAGGTTGTCAACAACCTATTCGTGGTACAGGGAGAAGTTTATAAGTTTATAGCTCTTCATATTGCACTTATTATAAACTTGAAATGTTGCTAAGTGCTTGATTTTGCTTGAGTAGTGTAGTGTTATTTTATTATTATATTTTTTTTTTTTTTAAATACTATTGTGTTAATTATTCTGTGAATTTATGTTGATTTAGACTTTTTATTGTATGGGGGTAACGGGTTATAAATTATAAACTTGATAAAAAGAGGTGTTTTATAAAGTAATAACAGGTAGTTAGACAGAGGGTAAATTTATAATCACAAGTTATAAATCGTATAAACTTGGCCCTTTATGAAGGTATATCAGGGGGTTAGGGGTTATAAATTTGGAGTGTTTTGGCCTCCCGTGTGTATAGGTGGAGGTGGTGGGTAGTCAGGCCGTTCTGGTTATCTGCTTATGGACCTGTTAGATCTTGGCTTTATAACTAGTTGAGCTGCGATAATGTCCAAGCGTTCGCTTGGTAAGTAACACAATACCAATATCACCTATAATACATGGGCTGTCATGTGGTGTGGTGGGCTGTGGGCAGTGCGGGTCCTGTGCTGTGAGCTGTGCTGTGAGGTGGTGAGCTGTGAGGCTGTGGGCTGTAATTTGATTAGATGATTTATTATCTTATTTCTTTTTATTTTGGCCTGGGATTTTCTTACCACACCCCCCGGCCCGAAAGCTGTTGGAGTCCCTAGTTACCTCAGCCCTTCCGTGTCGATAATCGAAGGTAATTCATAATGTAAACTTAAAAAAAGTGGGTAAGCGGCTAATTTGCCGGTTTACGTTTTATTTGTTTAGCCGGAAAAGTCCCAAAAATATATAAAATTGTGTATAGCGCTGCACACTTTTCCCTGATATAAATTTATTAGAGACAAAAACCCAAAAAAATATATAAAAAAATTTTACAATGTTCTCAAGAAAGCAGGGAATTATAAAAAAGTTTTATAGTTTTTACTTGACATGAAAAATATCAGAGGCTATATGGTAGACATGGCGAAATTAAGCGAATCTTTAAAGAATCAATTAAAGGAGGCTGGACAATGGCCCGGATTCATTCGTTTACGAGATGAGTTAAAGCTCCAGGGTTGTTCTCCTAAGGAGGCTCAAGCCAGAGCCGTCGCAGAGTTTTTCAAAAATCCTCCTAAAGTTATTGGCCAGTCTGGAAGTCGTAAAAGGACAGAGACAAAGCCGGCTACGGAAAAAACTTCAAAAAACAAAAATGATAAGAAACAGGATTTAAGTCCTGAAAAGAAACCTGTCGTGGGTTCTGAAAATGGTGTTGTCTCCGATGATGGTCAGCCGGAGGTTAGAAAGCTTCTGGCTGGCCTATCAGCAACGGCAGATCCTTTAAAGCCTGTTGATTTAAGTGTATTTGAAGGGAAGCAGGCTACTGAAGTTGAGATTATAAGGTGGGTTGCCAGAAACATGATGGTAAACGATCCATCGATTGCGGAATGTCCAGACGGATCTGCGTGGGGGTTATTGGCCCATTGCAGACAGAGTAATATGTCCGCCGCAGAATTTTGGAAGACGACATTTACAAAATTGCTTCCGAGTCGAGCGCAAATGGAAGCATCTAAAGGCGAAAAGGACACAGACGGTAGTAAAACGACTGAAGTTATTGATGAATTGTTGAGCATCAGTAAAGAGGCTGAAAAACTATGCGGAAATGGTTTTTAGTGGCGGTTTTAACTGTTTTGGGATCGATGTCTTGCCCACATTACGGCATGGTTCCGAAAAGTATGGCTGCAAATTTAACATTCCGGAAAAATGTCCTTTCAATCTGCCGGAGCGATCCTTTTAAAGCAGCCGCGGTTAAGCAGATGTGCGCTGATGATTTGATGTTTTATATCAATACTTTCTGCTGGACGTATGATCCTCGCCATAAAACTCCTGTACTTCCTTTTATTACTTATGACTTTCAAGACGAAGCGATGTTATCCATGGCCGATTGTATTCAATCCGGTGAGGATTTTGTTGTGCCGAAATCGAGGACTATGGGTGCATCATGGATGGGTCTGACGGTTTTTGAGTGGTTTTGGCATTTTAAGAAAGATTTGAGTTTTTTACTTATATCGAGAAACGAGAAATATGTTGATGAGTCCGGAAACCCAAAAACGCTTTTTTGGAAAATAGATTTTTTACATAAATATCAGCCGAAATGGTTACTCCCGACCGGAAGATGGATGGCGGACAAAGATCCCGGGAGAAGACTTCTTCATTTAGCGAACGCTGATAACGATAGTGTTATTGACGGTGAGTCAACGACTGGTGACGCTGGCCGCGGCGATCGACGGACCGCGATGTTCATTGACGAACATGCAGCTTTCGATATAAATGACGGCTTTAAAGTTTTAAGAGCGACCCGGGACACAACGAAATGCCGTGGATTTAACTCTACACCTCAGGGCGCAAATAATGCCTTTTATGAAATTTGCCATAATTCATCAGCCAGAAACATTCGACTGCACTGGACCTCACATCCGGAATATAACAAAGGTCTATACCGGGCTGACAAAGATGGGAAACTAGAACTCCTTGACGGTTATAGTACTGTTGTTACTGTTCGGAAAAAGGGGGAAGAAGCTCGGGAAGTAAAATTTCCGGAAGACTATCCTTTTCGCCTTGATGGAAAGACCAGAAGTCCATGGTATGACAACGAATGTTCAAGATGCGTGTCGGAAATGGAGATTGCACAGGAACTTGACATTGATTTTCTGGGTTCTGATTATCAGTTTTTCGATTCGGAGACGATCGACATTTTGCGGAAAAAGAACGCACGGCCACCGATATTAATCGGGGATCTTGAATTTGATCCAGAAACACAAATCCCGAAACGCTTCACTGAAAACATTCATGGCGATATTTCTCTTTGGCTGCCTTTAAATTCTTCTGGGAAAATTCCTCATGACATGAAATTTGCTATCGGGTCAGATGTTTCTGCTGGAACTGGTGCATCAAATTCCGTGTCATCGATTGTTAATATCGCAACCGGAGAAAAAATTGGTGTTTTGAGGACACCTCACGTCAGACCAAACGGATTTGCTAATTATACGATGGCCCTTGCAAAATTCTTTAATAACGCTTTTATGATCTGGGATGCGTCAGGGCCCACTGGAAAAACTTTTACGATGAGAGTCATGGCAACAGGTTATGGAAATATTTATTACCGCAAGATGGAAAAGAAGGTCGGCCAGCGTGTAACTGACGAACCCGGTTATTTTCTTAATCCGGAAGCCAGGACGCATGTGTTTGAAAATTATCGGGATGCTTTGGGCTCTCAGACGTTTATTAACAGGTCTGCCCCGGCATATATCGAATGCCTGCAATTCATTGTTAAACCGGGTGGGTTAGTTGAACATTCAAAGGCCGCGAACTCTCAGGATCCATCTGGCGCAAAATCCGCTCATGGTGATGAAGTTGTTGCAGATGCCTTGGCAAGTCTGGCGTTATCAGAAAAAGAACGAATTAAAGAATCTAGCGCTCCGGAAATCCCGGAAGGTTGTCTTGCATGGCGAATTGCTCAGAAAAAAGCCGCAGAAGTTGTTTATTCCGGAGAACTTGGAGAGGGTTGGTCATGACAAAAAGACTTTATTGCTTAACTCCAAATGAATATCAAAGGTATTTTGATGGAATTACTCCTTCTGCTGATTTTGAATATCAGCTGAAAATCTGTGTTGAGAGAATTATTTTTGGCATAAACCAATATAAAGCCGTCGAAGGAGAGACTGGAATCCCCTGGGTTTTTACTGCGCTTATCCATGAAATGGAATGCGACTGCAGTTTCGACCGGCAGATATTAAACGGACAGCGCCTTGACGAGATGACGACAATCGTGCCGAAAGGACATGGCCCATGGAAGTTCTGGCATACTGCGGCAATTGAGGGCCTTCAAAACTATGTGACCGTCGATCATTGGGATGTCGGGGTGATGGGTTATCATCTTGAACGGCACAATGGCTTCGGATATCGCAACAACGGTCTTTTAAGCCCTTATTTGTTCTCTGGCTGCCAATGGGGTGTCGATCTCGGTCTTTATGGCTCAGATGGCGAATACAGCCCGATCCTGCGCTCTAAGCAGGCAGGTGCTTATGTTATTTTACATAAACTTATGGAAAAGGGGATTTATGCTCCTGGCCCCCAAAAACCTTGGCCTGTGACTTATTTGGCCAGGAATGAAGATGTTCTTGTTTATCAGATGTTTTTAAACGCAAATATTAAGCCGGATCCAGAACTGAAAATGGACGGAATTTCCGGCAAGAAGACAAGCACGGCTCATAAAAATTTTACAGGCCAATATTTGGTCGGCGATCCAAGGGGAGAAGCATGAACGTTATCACACATAAAAAGGGCGATTCCTTCAATAGCATTATAAGGGTACGAACAAAAACCGTTGACCCGGATACTGGCGCTATCACATATGAGCCGATTAATATTACAGGTGCGACGATCTGGTTCACGATTAAGATACAAGAAGCAGACCCTGATGTGGCGGTTGAAGCTGATCCGGACAATAGTATCTTGGCCCAGAATGGTGCGTTATTGCTTAAAGAGATCGGCCCTACGGAGCATACAGCTCCTTATGCAAACGGGTTGTCAAATACCAACTGTTCTGCTGAAGACATGGATTTTGCCGTTAATGAAGTCGGAGAAAAATATTTTGCTGAATTTCAAATCAAGGATAGTGCTGGGAATATTATGAGCAGCGAAACTTTTGCATGGAAACAACTCCAGGATCTTGTTCAGGTGGATGAATAATGGGCGATATATATCTTGATTTTTTACAGGAAACGGTAGAGATCGACTTAATAAGTGCATCCTTAGCCTCTGAGCTTATTCTTGAGTTTGGGGAGTATCCTGTCACAGTTACTGCTGGTCAGGCTGATTCGGCTTTTAGCATTAAAGAAATTGATTACTCTGTTTTGGCTGCGGACCTTGGTGTGGGTAAAACAATTGGCATGACTCATCCTACCGAGGATAGGACTTTTACGCTGCCAGCAATAATCTCTGGCATGATAGCACCGATTACCCTGGCAAAACTTGGCGCTGGGAAATTGATTATCGATGGCGACGCAAGCGATTATGTTGGCTTTGGCGTTGAGGGTGGAAGCATTTATAACGATACGGATCAGGTTTATGTGTCTGTAACTCTTCAGCCTGTTTTTTCAATAAAAAGATGGATACTACTTAACATGGTAGGAAGTTGGAGGAGATCATAGTGATTCAAAATAAATTTTTTTGGGCATATGTTTTAGTTGTTTTAACGATGTTGGTTATTTTTTGCACAACGGCCAGGGCTGCAAACACCAATGGTGATTATATCGGAAATGCAGCGGACGCAAAGTCAACTGACCTTTTAGACTTTCCGGATAGCTGGACCGCTGTGGACGGTGAATACCTTTTGATTAGCGGGTCTAGCGTTACGACTCAGGCGCTCGGTACCGCGGCTCAATCTGCGGTAGCTGATTTTATTAGCAGCACGATTGATACGAAAGCGGAGTTTGATGCTTGGCTAACCGACGGTTCTTTTCTTTATGTCGGGGATGTTACAGGTGGTGCCAGTGATGAGGCTATTCAAGATATTGTCGGCGCCATGCTTCTCGATGGAACGCTTACTTACAACGATACTGCAAACTCAATAACCGTAGCAGTGCCGTACACTTCAGCTGAACAGTCTAAGCTCGGACTGATAACGATTGTTGGGGCTGTTGACCTTAATGCTCTCGTTACAGCTGTTGGGTTTAACACTGCAAAGGTGAGCGGTTTTCCTGATCCAATGACAACAAGGGGAGATTTGATTTATAAGACCAGCGCTGGAACAACTGCAAGACTTGGCGCCGGAACTACCGGGCAGGTTCTTACTAGCGATGGGACCGATATTGCATGGGGGGCTCCGAGCACAGGCACTTTAGATGTTTCTGGAACTCCAGTTCAATATGATTACGCCAGGTTTACAGATTCAGATACTTTAGAGGGTCGTTCTTATAGTGAAACTAGAAGCGATTTAAATGTAGCCGACGGAGCGACGGCGAACAGTTCTGACGCCACACTTCTTGATAGGACAAACCACACTGGGACTCAAGCCGCCAGCACAATTAGTGATTTTGATACTGAGGTTGAGAACAATCTTGTCGTAACCGCAAACACAGCAAAGGTCGGCGTTACTACCGAAGAGCAGAACGTTCAATCGGACTGGAACGAAACTGCTGGCGATGCGTTAATATTAAATAAGCCGACAACAATAACTTCAGGACAGGCTTCTGCAATCACAGCCAATACAGCAAAGACAGGAATTACTTCTGGGCAGGCTTCTGCGATAGTAACTAACACGGCTAAAGTCGGTGTTACTACTCAAGAACAAAATGTTCAATCTAACTGGGATGCCACTACTGGGGATGCTTTAATATTAAATAAGCCGACAACAATAACTTCTGGGCAAACTTCGGCGATAGTAACCAATACAGCAAAGACAGGAATTACTTCTGGGCAGGCTTCTGCGATAGTAACCAATACGGCAAAAGTAACAAACGTACCTACTACCCTCGAAGCTGGGACAGTAAGCGCAACTACATATGGAATCACCTCAGACGGTAGTGCAAATGACATTATACTTCCAGAGGCAAATACAGATTCCGCTGGGCTTTTGGGTGCAGGCAAATGGGATGAGATTGTAGCTAACTCGTTAAAGGCTACAGACACAAACCTTACAGAAGAGGAGGTGGAGGACTTTGTTGGAAGTATGGCGGGAACGGGGTTGACTTACACTGACGGGGGTATTGGTGAGGGCTTGCTTTCGGTAGATAACGATCATGTAGCTGCGACCGGGACAACTGCCGGGGACATAGATATTGTTGTTACGGGTCAAGCGATTAGTGCCACGATAGATGCGAACAGTATCGATGTTGGAGATTTGGTTGCTGCTATAGGGACAAGCCTTGCTGATGCTGATACCGCAACCCAGCCAGGGGATGCGCTTTCTTCTCTTGACACGACCGTTACTGGCACCGAACTTAATACAATTAAAAGCGAGCATGATAATTTGTACACAACAATAGGATTAAGTGCTTTGTCGGCTGCCGAGGTAAACCAGCTTGAACTAATTGGGGCCACCACAATAGACGCTGCACAATGGGGTTATGTTGGAGGTATGGATCAGGAAGTCGATGAAGGAGCCGAGGTAACGTTTGACTCGTTAAATGTTAATTCTATTTCTATGAATCCTACGGCGTATGGCTGGAAGCGGATTGACTTTGATAATATAGCCAACCCTACTACTGAAAACTCGAATACCATGGTTCTTAATATCCTTAATTCTGTTGATCCTTATGACGATGGGAATGATGACAACAATTCTTCAGATCCAAGGTTCGCGTCGAATGTGTATAGCGTGTTTGGATATAATGTGGTGGG